AAACAACAGATACTAGTCTTCACTAATAAAACACTACACGCCATGAAGTTCATAGGTCCACCATTTACGTTTGGTTTGCAAGAATTGTCAAAGAACATAACAATTATGAGTCCGTTCTCTGCAATAGCTGTTGAGGATGCAGTGTTTTGGATGGGTGTAGATACGTTCTATGTTTATTCTGGAGGTCAAACTATACAACTTCCATGCACAGTGAAAGATAAAGTATTTTTAGATTTTAATTTTGCAGAGCGTGATAAAGTACATGTAGGACTTAATTCTGAATTTAGTGAAATATTATGGTTTTATCCATCATCTGCTGGTACACAAATAGATAAGTATGTTGCCTATAATTATTTAGAAAAAGTTTGGTATTACGGAACACTAGCAAGAGATGCGTGGCTTGATAGAGGTATTAGAAATCTACCACAAGCCACAGGTAGTTCATTGTTATATAACCACGAGGTTGGATTTGATGATGATGGATCTGCTATGACATCTTTTATAGAATCTTCAGCCATAGATATAGGAGATGGCGATAAGTTCTTGTTTTTAAAACAAGTTATACCAGATATTACGTTTACTGGATCAACAAGTGTTAACCCAGATGTGTCGTTTACCATGAAATCAAGAAACAATCCTGGTGCTAATTTTAATGAAACAACACAAGTTACAACACAAAGATCTGCAACCAGTCCAGTAGAGCAGTTTACAGAAAAATTAAATTATCGTTTACGAGGTAGATCTTTTGCATTAAGAATTGATTCCACATCACTGGGAACAAAGTATAAGTTAGGCACTCCCCGTGTGGATATAAGAGAGGATGGTAGACGCTAATGTTAATCACTAGTATTCCTCAGTATATTCAAGGTGTAACAAATGCAAAGTTAGATTTAACTACCACTGATTTAACTACATTATTTACAGTTCCCAGTGATGCCGATTTTAACGCTGCTATTGTTAACTCCATATTAGTATCAGAAGACAGTGGAAATGCAGATACAATAACAGTTACACTTGTAAATGGCAGTGATACATTTAGTTTATTCAAAGTCAAAACTGTGGGAGCGAATACAACCATAGAATTACTTACAAAAGATCTAATATTGCAGAGTGGAGAGATATTAAAAGTACAGGCTGCTACAGCTAATAGATTACATGTTGTAGCTAGTATTCAAGAGTTATCTAAAACTAGAGTGACAACAAGTGCTTTATCAAGGATATAGTATTGAAGAAACAATAAATTATTGGTAGTATAAATCATGGGCATTTTTAAAAATATCACAAGAGCATTAAAAAAAGCTGCACCAGTAATCGGTAGTGCTATAGGTATGTTTTATGGAGGTCCACTTGGTGCATCAATAGGTTCTGGTATAGGATCTCTTGCGGCAGGTAGAAGTGCCGAAGAAGCGTTAAGAAATGCTGCACTTGCAGGTGCATCAACCTATGCAATGGGTGGTAAAGATTTTGGTAAAGGTTTTAATTTTGATACTTCTGGATCTCCTTTTGCCTCGCCACAAATGTTAGGGTCAGGAGAATTCGCAGACACAAATGTTATTAGTTCTGTAAAACAAGCAGACACAGGTGGTATTGGATCTTTTTTAAAAGGTATGATTCCAGAATCTACTGCTGGTAAAGTTGCATTAGGTGGTGCAGGAATAGCATTACTAGGAGGGTTAGGAGGAGAAGAAAAAGAAGAAGAAAGAAAAATGTCTCCTTTTCCAGAGGGTAAAACAAGATTAGGGTATGGACGTATAGGTAATAAACTGTATAATTTAGATAATGAAGAAGAACGAGAGAAATACTTTGAAGATAATAGAAATAGGGGGATATTTGCAGCCGCAGGTGGAGAAATAAAAGGCCCCGGTACAGGAACCAGTGATTCAGTTCCTGCTAGACTATCAGACGGTGAGTTTGTACTAACTGCAAAAGCTGTCCGTGGTGCAGGTGGTGGCGATAGAAATATCGGTGCTGCCCGAATGTATGATATGATGTCACAATTAGAAGGAGCCGCATAATGGCTACAGCAACACAAGAACAGATAGTAAGATTAGCTCCTTTTCAAGAGCAGTTTTTATCAGATATATTTGCTAGTGCAAAAGGATTAACGGGGCCTGGTTCACAGATGCCTTTTGCTGAACAGCAATTAGCAGGACTTTCAGAGGGACAAAAACAGGCAATAACTTCAGCAATGCAAGGTGTAGGATCTTTTGCACCTTTCTTGCAACAAGGAGCAGAGGCTGTTGGTCAAGGTATTGGACAACTAGGAACTGCACAACAAAGAGTTGCGGCAGCAGGAATAGATCCAACTAGTTATCAACAGTTTATGAATCCTTTTATGGAGGATGTCATACAGAAGCAATATGAAGATATTGCTTTTGAAGGAGCAAAACAGGCTAATCAAGCCGCAGCAAGTGCTGTAGGATCTGGTGCGTTTGGTGGATCTAGGCAAGCTGTTTTACAAGGTGAGATCGCAGGTAATATAGCAGATCAACAAGCAAGGACTGGTGCACAGCTAAGATCAGCTGGTTTTCAACAAGCACAAAACTTGGCACAACAAGCAGCACAACAACAGTTAAGACAAGCACAACTAACTGGACAGTTAGGTCAAACAGTTGCAGGTCTTGGAGTTCAAACTGCTGGATTAGGACAATTAGGGCAACAAATGGGTGTTCAAGATGTGAACACATTATTGGGTATAGGTAGTCTCCAACAACAACAAGGACAAAGAGAACTTGATATAGATAGAGCTAACATACTTGCAGAACAAGCATTACCTTTTCAACAGATTGGGTTTATGTCTGATATATTTAGAGGCGTACCAGCATTACAACAAACCTTTTCAAGAACTACAACACCCCCTCCTAGTACAAGCTCACAATTACTGGGTCTCGCACAAGCAGGTATTGGTGCTTATGGTCTAATGAATCAAGGAAAAGGTTTTCCAGGTTTCGGGAGAGCTTAATGAATGATCCATTAAAAAGAAGAATGTTTCGTCAACCAATGAATCCAAATCAAGCGATGGGTATTCTTGCATCATCGCCAGAGTTGATGGGTACAGTGCAACAAAGATTTGCTAATGGTGGTTTTTTTGATCGCATGTTTCCAAGATACGCAACTTCTCCTCTTGCAAAAGGTTTAGAATTTTTAGCAGGAGAAAAATTTAAAAAGGGTGGCGAAGGTGAGACACTAGCGAATATTGCTCAACAATCATTACAATCACAGATATCTCCAGTTATACCAATGCAAACAGGAGAAACTTCTTTACCAGAGAGAATAGGAGTTGGGAGACTTGGAGGCACAATTCCTTTTATTAAGACAAGTGACGATGGGAACACAGGCATAATTCCTGCCTCTTTTGTTGAAGCAGGAGTTGATGGTGAAGTTACAACAAGTGAAAATATTGAAAAACAATTAAAAGAAGCTGACGATAAGACAAGAGTAGTCGATTTTGAAACCACACCAGTCAAGTTTCAAGATGTTGATCCCCGAGCCATAAATGATCAAACTAAAAAGGCACTTGAAAAAGAGGCGAAAGAAAAACCAAAAGAAAAACCAAAAGAAAAAGCTGATCCGTTATTAAAAGGGACACAGTTCAAAGAATTAGATGATGCCAAAGCTAAACTGCAAGAAATTCAAAATAATATAAACAAGCCAAATCCAGGAGCACCCATTGTTTCAGAGTTCAAAGGCGTATTAGATGAAATTCAAACAGAATTAAACAAAGAACAAAGAGAATTAACTGTTGATGAGGTAGATAAGTTAGCTAGAAGATATGCTGGTTTAGAGGATAACGCTAGTTATGATGATGATAAGCATACTGCTTTTTGGCTATCTTTGATTAAAGGTGGACTGGCAATAGCTGGAGGAGAAAGTTCTAATGCTTTAACAAATATAGCAAAAGGACTAACGATAGGTGTGGATGCCTATGGAAAAGATCTATCAAGAATTAATGCACAAGAAAGACAAGACAGAAAAGATCTAGCAGAAGCAAGGTATAAAGTTGTAAAAGATGCTAAAGATGACTTTTTAGCTCTTAGGACAGCTAAAGTTCAGTACTTACAAAACAAAGCACAACTATTACAAAGTAGTGAGCAGTTCAAAGAAAGTTTAGAGTTTAAGAAAACACAAGCTGCAAACGAAAATGCTTTTAGAGCCGCAACTTTCGAAGTCAATCTATTTAAAACTATAAAAGATATTGAAATAGCTGGAGAGACTTTAGAAGTTAAAAAAGAAACATTAGCACAAGACAAAGAACTTAGAGAAAAAACACTAAATCTCACAATAAAACAAATTGAGTCCAGAGAAAATTTAGCTGTTCTAGGCGAGGATGCTAAGAGAATACTCGCAATGGGTGAAGAGTATGCAACATTCAAAGATGGTAAATTTAAAATTAGCGATGATGGAAGAGAGCTACTTGAAACATATTTGATGTCTAAAACTACAGGTAAACTTACAGATCTGATGCAACAAGTTAAAGATGCACAAGAAAATTTTATAGTATCTGGTGTGAAATTTAAAGATGCTAAAACAGCCAAGTCAGCAGCTTTTGCATTCTATAAAGGCGGATATGCAGATGCCATAGGTAGAGCAAAAGATGATATACAAACAGGAAAATCAGCAACAGACATAATCAACGACATAAAAAAACAATTTGCAAAAGATTATGGTGGCACTTTCGGTGATCAGACTCCTGCTAACGATGGATTTTCAAACCTTAAAACTACTAAGGACTAGATATGCCCACTTATTCAATAGAGGGTCCAGATGGAAAAACCTATTCAATAGAAGGTCCAGAAGGAGCCACAAGAGAACAAGTTATAGAAGCCATAAAGGCTAGAGAACCGAGTTTAGGTGGTGCAAGCGTTGAAGAACCCAAAAACGAATCAGATACTTATGAAGGCTTTTTAGCAGAAGTTGGCGAAGGTATATTATCTGGATTAATAAACATACCTACAGGAGTCGTGGAACTCGGTGCAGAACTTATAGACCTAGGAGCCGACACTTCTTATGCAAAAGAAGTTCATGATACTGTTGAAGAATTTAAAAAATCGCAAGGTATTGATCCAGAAGGTGCAGCAGGAACTATTGCCGAGGGTCTTGTTCAGTTTGGAATACCCGGATTAGGAGCAGCTTCTGCTGTTAGTAAAATATCAAAGATAGGTAAAGCCGCCACAAAACTTAGTAGAGGTCAAAAAATAGGTGGTTTAGGAAAACCAGTCAGAGTTTCACTGACCAAAGGCGAAAAAGTGGCTCTAGCTACACAACAAATGGTGGCTGCAGGTGTAGCTGATGCAGTGGTAGCGACTGACGGTACACAGACCATTGGTGACTTTTTTGAGTCAGGCCCAACAATTACAGATAAATATAATGTTGGTGATTCTGGATCTGAAGATGCCGCAAGAAGACTATCAAACAGATTATCATTCTTTGTTGAAGGTGGTGCATTAGCAGGTGCTCTGCCTCCTGTTTTATCTGGACTTGGATCTGCTTTTACAAAAGCAACGACAACTAAATTACCCGTTGTAGAGACTAGTGTAGGAGAACTAATTGCTGCTCCAGCCAATAAAATAACAGGTGCTATAGGAAAACGAATAGAAGATGCTAAAGATAAAGTTCTCGATGCTCAACAAACACCATCCACTATGGATAAAGTTATTTCAAAAACGGCTGGACTATTAAGTCCTGGTGGTCTTTTGCCCACAGCTAAAACAATTAGAACACAAGATGTAAAGCAAAAAGCTTTTTATAGAATAGAAACTAAAGGCAAAGACAAAACTACATTTAAAAAACAATACAAAACAAGAGAAGATGCTGAAGCAGTAATTAGAGATCTAGCTATTACAGATGCCTCTCAAACAAAAAGATATAAGGAAATAAATAAAGAAATAGATAAAATATCTTCTGATAAAAATCGTGTTGCTACAGATAAAGGACGAGTCAAAGATTTAGAACAAGAACGCAGACAGTTAATAGAAGGTAAATTTAACGAACTTATAGAAAACGACTTTAATGTTTCAAGAAGATATAAAGATGTGAAAACTGGTAGAATAGTGGTTGAAAGAATTGATATAGCCAAAGAATCATCTTTAATTAATCCATTAATTGAAGCTTTTTTGAAAGAAGCAGAAGGTAAATTTAAAGGGATAGAAAACGAAATAGATAAAGTTTTAAAGAAAAGAGAATATGTAGAACAAACAGATCTCACGAAACAAAAGATATTAAATACTTTATATGAATTTTTTAGTGGCAATGAAGCAGTAACTAAGAATATTAACTTAATAAGTCCAGATTTTGCTAAGTTTGCCGAAATAGGATTACCCAAAGAACTCTTAAAACCAATGAAAGAACTAGTTGATTTAAAAGATGGTTTGACAAAAGATATTTTAAACTCTGCTACAGTACAAAATTTACCATCAATAAAAGATTTGAGAAGAGGTAAAAAATCTCCTTTAAGACCTCCCAAATCTTTTAAACACGATGAAAATTTACCAGGAGACAAAGTTGATCAATGGATTGAAATAAAAAGAAATCAAGGTTTTTTAATACGAGAAGATGTCGAAGACGCATTAAAAAATAGTATGATGGCATCTGATGGTACAACATCAGGATTTTTGACTCGTAAGTATAGAATATTAGAAGACAGTAAATACGAATATAATACAAATACTGTTGAAGATGTTGTAAACATGTTTACTAAAGAAAGAGAGATAGTAGCTGGCGTGGAACAAGCAATTAGTCCAGATGTTTTGGTAAGAATGAATGAACATGTATCAAAAGTTTTTAACGAACACTTAGAACCTGTAAGAACAAGAGTGAAAAATGCTGAAAGAGATGGTCTAGCACCAGATCAAAAAGATTTAGAGTTGATCGCAAAGTTAGATTATCAAGCCGAAAAAGGTGTTAAACCAACAAGACAACAGATCGAAAAATATATAGACATTGTTTTTCAAAACCAAAAAGGAAGACAACAAGCTAATCTTAGAGGTGTTGGCAATACCTACAGAGCACCTATTCAAAAGATACCTATAACTATTCTAAACAAAAGAAAAATAGACATACCAACTCTCAAAGCTATTTACGGAGAAGTTAAAAACGCCAGAGAAGCTTATGTAAATACCATAGCTCAGATGGCTCAGTTCAAAGGTGTTGATAATTTTTATAGTTTATTTAGAAAAATTGTTGACGATGATATAGCTCGAAACGGAAGAAACTCTATATATCATAATACTAACAATAGAACTATTGGAGACGATGCTCAAAAATTTATTAAAACTCCAAAAGGGTATCAATCATATGTACTAGGTAAATCAAGTCTAATAAAAAATCAAATTGATGAATTGGCTCCTGGTGAAACACCTTTTGGTGCTATGCACGGCATAGCCATGCCATCTGAAATGTGGAAGTCAATGTCTCACATTGTCATGAATGACGTAAACGACACAGGTAGAATAGCTAGAGCTATCTATGGTGGGTTCTTAAAGTTAAAAGGATATTCTCAGTACGCTAAAACTATTTTATCTCCGATAACACAAGTTAGAAACGTAGTTTCTGCTAGTTTATTTGCAGTTGCACAAGGTAATGTGGGTCGTGGTGCAAACGTCATGGAGTCGGTAAGACTTGTTAAAAACGATATTTTACAAAGATACAAAGGCGATGATCTAGCATACTTAGTTGATCTACAAAAAAGAGGAGTTATTGGAAGTCAGGCAGAATTAAGAGAACTGCAATCTAATATTAGAAGAGGTATTGGTTATGAGGCTGGTGTTGATTCAAGAACTTTAAGAGGACAAAAAGAGTTTCAAGATACACGAACCTCGGTTGGTGATGCTTCAGAGGCTGGTCGATACGGCACAAAGACAGACCCAGTTTTGATGAAAAGATTAAAAGAAACTAACTTCACTGGATTTACTGGTAGTATAGACAAAGGAATTAAAAAAGGAGCCTCCATCGTAGAGAATATGTACAAAGGTGGTGACGACATCTGGAAGATATACAACTATGAATTTGAATTAAATAAATTAAGAACAGCTAGAGCGAAACATTTAGCAAAAGGCAAAGGGGATGCTGTTGAAGTAAAAAAACTTGCAAAAGATTTTGATGAAAAGTTTTTAAAAGGACAGAGAATAGAAGACTTTGCTGCAGATAGAGTTAGAAACTTAGTACCAAACTACGATCTAACCTCTCCGCTTGTGGCTGGATTAAGAAGATTACCTGTTGGTAACTTTATATCTTTTCCTGCTGAAATTATTAGAACTGGTTTTAATACATTAGACACAGCTATGAAAGAACTAAGCAGTAACATACCAGAAGTTAGACAAATTGGAATGAGAAGACTTATGGGTTCTCTTGGAACTTTTGTTGCATTACCAATAACTCTAAGAGAAATGGCTATGAACCTAACTGAAACAAGTGATGAAGAAATGAGAGCCATACAAAACATGTCAGCACCTTTTCAGAAAAATTCAACTCTGTTACCTGTGGGTAGAGATAAAAATGGTCACATAGAGGTGATAGATTTTAGTCACACAAACCCATACGATACCTTGATTAGACCATTTACTGCATTGTTAAGAAGTTTAGATAACGATGGTAAATTAGGTAAAGACGGAGCCGAAAAAGTTAGAAGAGCGTCATATGAAGCTTTTTCTGAATTTTTCACACCATTTTTGTCAGAATCTATTATAACTGCAAGGGTCAGAGATGTTCTTCCTGTAACCATGTATGGTCGTGGTGGTGAAACAATGTCTGGTGCTAAAATATTTAAAACAGGAGAGGGCGGAGATGCTTTTGGAGATCAGTTGGCAAAAGGTTTTATCCATGTCATTGAGGGTATAACACCTGGTGCTTCTCCATTTAGAGTTCCTGTTGGTTCTAATTTTAACGACATAGAGTTTGGTAGATTTACTAGAGGTGTCGGTGACTTAGGTCCAGAGCCTAGCACTGGTAAAGAATACACGACATCTGGAGAGCTATTAAGGGCATTAACTGGATTAAACACTCAATCTTATGATCCTGATAGACTTGGAATGTTCAAAGCAAACGAGTTCAAAGCTGCAAGATCCACAGCCGCAACTCTTTACAACAGAGAAATAAAAAAATCTGTGACAACACCAGAGGCTATATTAGATGCGTGGACACGAGCTAACGATGCCAGACTCAGAACATTTAGAAAATTTAGACAAGACTTTTTAGATTTACAAAGTTTAGGTGCAACAAGGCAACAGATTATTCAAAGACTTAAAAAAGAGAATGTGGGAAATAAAGAGATAGGTTCTGTAATAAATAATAGATACATACCTTTCTTTCCTAGTCGTGACTCTTTTATAGATGCTCGAGAAAAAGGTCACACAATACCTTTGAATGAAATCAGAAAAAGATATCAAGAATCTTTGGGTATGTCGTTAGATCCTGTAGAAGAGGTAGAAAAAGAAATAGATGATGTATCTGAAGTTAATACACAAGAGCCTGTCCAGAAATCAGAACCTGTAACGACAAATGTGCCTCCATCGCCTGTGGCAAGTGCACCTCAAGTATCGCCTGTGGCAAGAGATATAAATACGAGACTAGCTACACTACTAAATCCCAATGATCGAATCATTGCAGAAAGACAACAAAGGAACATAGGATGAAATTATCAGATAATTTTTCATTAACAGAATTTACCAAATCACAAACAGCAGAAAGAAAAGGTATAGAAAACAGTCCAAACGAAATTCATATCAAAGCTATGGAATCTTTGTGTTCTAATGTATTAGAAAGAGTCAGGTCTGCTTTTGGTAAACCAATCATAATTAACTCTGGGTATCGCAGTCCTGCCTTATGTGAAGCGATTGGCTCAAAATCTACCTCGCAGCATTGTGATGGAGAAGCGGCAGATATAGAAATATTTGGTGTTAGTAACTATGATTTAGCAAAATATATTGAGAAAAATTTAAATTTTGATCAGTTAATCTTAGAGTGTTGGGATGGTAAGGAGCCTAATTCTGGATGGGTGCATGTTTCTTATGTTAATGATGTTGCTAATAGAAAAGATGTGTTAACATATACAAGAGCAGGTGGTTACTCAAAAGGTATAGAGTAGTGTCATACAAAAGAAATTATCAACGAGAATATGAGATTGAACCCAAATCTCGCAGAAAGAAACGAGCTAATAGAAACTTAGCTCGTAGAATTATGATGCGTAAAGGTAAAGTATGTAAAGGCGATGGTAAAGATGTACATCATGTTGGTGGTAATGCTTTAAATAAAAAAAGCAAATTGAAAGTCGTATCTGCTTCCAAGAACAGATCATATCCAAGAACCAAAAAAGCAAGAAAGAAGAATCCAAAGTCATAATGTCTACATTAGTTGTTAATTTACCCTCTATAGATGTATGGGTACGAAAAGAATATTTAAGAGATGGAGAAGATGGACATGGAGAGTTCGTAAAAGGTGTATGGGTTACGGCAAAATCTATTCCAGGTAGAGCTTTCTATTTTGAAACTTACCTTCCTGACTATGGTGCTCTTTACGATAAACTACCTATTAGTGCTTTTACTTCTGAACCACAGACCCCAACTCCAGATATGGATCTTTATAATCTCCAGTTTTGGAATTGCATGGATTATGGGGTGGTGGCAGTTAGCAAACAGTTTATAGGATCCATGGACTTTGAAGTATATACAAGAGACCACGGCATCCTAAAAGGATCTTATGTATGCACTCTTGATAACTATCATGAGAATGTAAACGCAGTAGATTTTTCTACCAGCGAAAAACCAGCAGAACATAAATCAAATAACATAATAGAATTAGAGAACGGACAATTCTGTTTGTATCCAAACAATAGAATGAGAGTGTATGACAATTCACTCACACCAGACAAGCCACTGCAGCCAGACTTCAAAGTTAGCACAGAGATATATCAAGTTGAGAACGGACAAAAATTTAGACTCGGAGATACAGACGAGTATTTTTGGAAGGCAAAAGATGAATGATAGAGTTTCTTCTGATCTTCATGCTCAACGAAAGAGTGGTAGATCAGACACAAAGATTTGAAAATATTAATACTTGTTTGTATTTTGCTAGACGTTTGAACAATCAACCTGATGTTCCGCTGTTAGATGGCAAAATGGCTAAAATTACTGCATATTGTAAGCCTGTCCGAAAAAACTAGGCTCTCAGATCGCCACACAGAGCCGAAACGATATGTCCGTGTGTGATTGTACCCTAGAAATACCTTTGTTTTTCTAGGATTATGATAGATAGGTTAGCCGACTTCTCCCCAGTTTTTGCCTAATTCTGCGTCCACTTCAAAGGGTATTTTTAGATTTGGGACACAATTACACATAATGTCCTTGATTTTTTCTACTTCTTCTTGATTTTTGATGTTGAAGCATAGTTCATCATGTACGGTCAACGTAGGACACAATCCTTCTTTGTAACATTCAACCATCGCTTTCTTGGTTTGGTCAGCACTTGACCCTTGAATCAATCTATTCAGAGCCTTGTATGTAAATGCTCTTCTAACTCTGCCTTTACCACCATACTCATCAATGGCTTCTTCCATAGGCAAAGCTTTGTTGTATCCATAAGACACAGGCTCGTACATATCAAATCTACATTTACGGCCCAACCAGGTTCTAATAATACCTGTGCTCGAAGCACGGTTCATGGCTTTGTCAGATAAAGATCTCAAAAAAGGCACTCTTTCATTATAAGTTTCTAAAAGTTTGGAGGCTTCGTCTGTATCTATATCCATAACATTAGCGAGTTTAGCCTTGCCCATACCATACATGATTCCAAGATTAACTGTCTTGGCTTGTTTTCTAGGTATGTTTGCCATATCAGCAACCATCTGATGAAAGTCAGCATTGCCTTCATGATACATTTTAACAACATCATCTATCTGTGGATGCCTATCCACACCTGTTAGAGTGGCACAATAATGAACTAACCATCTTGGCTCTTGTGATGCGTAGTCAAACGATCCCCACTTGTGTCCTTTTTCTGGCACAAACAAACCACGAATTAATTTTTTAATTTCTGGATCTCTTGCAGGTATTTGTTGTAAATTAGGATTACTTGAACTAAAACGACCTGTAACAGTTCCACCACCATCGGATCTAAGAGAATGAAAGTCACAATGTATTCTACCATTATGAGAATGTTCAAGAATAGTATCAACAAAAGTCGTATTGGCTTTGTTTATCTCCCTAATTTTTATAATTTTTTTTGCGATAGGGTGCGTCTGATTAGACAAAAATTGTTTTGTAAACATGGGCGACCCGGACTTTTCTGTGCGAGAATAAGGAAGACCTACAGCATCAAAGACTTTTGCTACAGATGTGGCGACCCAAGGTTCTATCGTGACTCCAGTTTCTTTGACTATCTCTTGTATAAGTGATTCTTCTATCTTCACTAATTCTTTTTTAGTCTGTTGTGCTTTATCAATGTCAACAAGAACACCTTTTGTTTTCATTTCAAAAAGAACAGGTAGTAAACTTGTTTCCAACTCAAAGATACTTGAACACTCATCTTGAGTTATCTTCTTTCTAAGATTATCCCAAAGTTTTAAAGTTATCAAAGCATCTTGTTCAGCATACTTGCCAACATATCTAGGTGGTAATTTCCACATACCAGACTTTGGATCTACACCAAACTCATCTGCTGCAGACTTCAATAGCTTTTCATCTTTGTATTCTCCAAGATAATCACGAGCAAGTGAGTTTAAATTATACCATCTTCTGTTTTCATCCAACAAGGGTGCAGCAATCATGGTGTCTATTATCTTGCCTTTGACTTCTATTCCTTCGGCTCGTAGCCAACCTAAATCGTACAAAGCATTATGAAATATCTTTGTTATGTTCACATCGTCACATAATTTTTGTAACCATTTGTAAACTGTTTTCTTTGGTAAATTACCAGACTGATGACCAACAGGAAAATACCAAGAACTTTCTCCCGCAGCTACAGCCACCCCTATGATGTATCCATCTTTTCTTGTCCAACCAGGACCAAGAGTCAGTAGTTTGGGATCTTTAGTTTCTAAGTCTATAGAAACTGTTTCGTATTGAGATAGATCAGGAAAACTTTGGGGAGGTGTCCAATCAGAGTCCACATTACCCCAAGACATATCTTTTATATCTTGATCTAAAAAATGATATTGATCATTTGTCATTTATAATTTCTCCGCCTAATGCAGCATATCCGATAATATCAACCCAGCTATCATCGTGTTCTATTGTTTCTGCTAGTCTAGCTAATTTTACACCAACCATACAAGCTACAACTTCTTGTGCCGTTACTTCTCTTGCCAATATAACAGACCATATCTTGGCTATTCTTTCATGATTAAATTTAGCAGGCCCATATTCCTTGGCTCTCGGTCCATTGATTAGTTTCTCTGCCTCATCTAAAAAGTATTTTCTGTTTTTCTTCATATTTCAAACCTATATTTTGTTGTTGATTCTATTAGATGCAGTGTTTTTTTAGCACGAGTTATACCCACATAAAAAGTTCTGATCTCTGAGTCCTGATCTAAACTTTCTACACAAGCCTTTGTAGAGTCTAATAAAACAGCTACATTATCTGCCTCTCCACCTTTTGCTTTGTGTATTGTAGATATTCTAATCCTTGGACTACCTGTTAATATCTTTTCTCCTCGTCTTCTAACAGACATGATGTATGCTGTTTCTTGATCGGACACACTTAAAACTTTCTGCCACGGCACTGAATTAGTTGCCGTAAACTCACATAATCTTTCTAAGTTTCCTAATGAGTATCCCTCATCGGGAGGTCTTTCGCTGTTAACGTCTGCTAAAGAATACATCAACTTTCTACCTGATTTTGTTATATAATTAGGATTAATTAATTTTGAAAAAGGTTTTAACAAATCAGCAGGCACTGATGCTCCTCGTTGTAGTTTAAGCCACAACTCTATGGCATTCAATACGTTTGGAGATATAGACCAACCTGTGCCTTCTCTCCAATAAAGATAGCCTTCTTCTTTCATACGAACACAAACTTTGTTTGCTATGTAATTTGTTCTTGCAAGTATCAGCCATTCGCCATTAGTCATATCAACATCTAAAATATCTCTATGCCAAGTTATCGTGCCGTCTTTACTAGTGGGTTTCCACTTTTTAAGTTGTCTAAGAGAAAGTTTCTTTATCAAGTTTTGTGAAAATTCATGAACAACATTCGGAACTCTGTACGATTCTTCTAAAATCATTTTATTTTTACTTGAACCTAAAAAATCTTCTATCCTAACACCCATCCAAGAGTATATAGCTTGATCGTCATCTCCAGCATAATACACAGCCTTTGAGTTCGGCACTAAAACTTCTTTTACCATTCTCCATTGCAGAGGTGCTAAGTCTTGTGCTTCATCTATAATTAGTAAATCAAACTTTGGACTAGATCCCTCTCGTATAAATTTTTCTATCATATCTACAAAATCTAATTTGTCTTTTGCTATTTTGTAATCTGTGTAAGCTTTATCTAAAATTTTAAGCTGTTGCCAATGTAAAGTATGATCCCAAGTATCATTGAATTGTTGTTCTAGTGTAACTTCTCTAACACGAGCCATCTGAATAATAGACATATATCTGTCGCCACCTGCACCTATCTGAAACAAAGGTCCATCTTCTAAACCAACAGTAGGGTTAGTTCTAAACTCCAACCCAACTAGTTTTCCTAATTCGTTATAGTCAGATCCTTTGAAAACTTGTCTTGTAGTCAAACCCATCCAAGTAAATGCTAGTGAGTGTAATGTTCTAAAATACAACATTTGATCTGCATTTAAATTTAACTCTCCCATGGCACGATCTCTTGCCTCTGTTGCAGCTTTACGGCTGAAAGACATGAATGCTATCTTGTTTGGATCTGCACCAAGTTTTATTCTACTTTTGACTAAATCAATTAAAGTTGTTGTTTTTCCTGTGCCTGGTGGCCCAAAAATTGTAAGCTCTTTTGTCACTTTCTATCTCTGCCCTTATTTCTTGTTGTGGGATTTTTTGTTTCACTTTCTGATTTAAAACACGCTCCACTCGCATATATCTTTACTGCCTCTGGGTGTATCTTCCATAACTCTTCAACAACATAATCTTCTATTAACTTCTTATCTTTGTTACATTCGTCCCTTGTTTTAAAAACTACACCAGGATTCCAAAAACCACACTTTCCTTCGCCACCTTTGTATCTGCATTCTTCAACTATGATTGTGCAAAAAGCTATTAATACTTCCATTAGAACGGAGCCTCCTCTGTTTCAATAAGTACATCTGCAATTTCTACTTCAGAAGCAAACTCTGGTATCCACCAAACTCTAACTGATTTCCATTTACCTGCTGATGTTTTAAATTTTTTTACAATAGAACTTTCTTCGTTGTTTATCTCTTTGAGTCTTTCTTGTACTTGTGCTCTCGTGTAACTATCAAACTTTTTCTGTCGCATGAACTCCATCAACGAGTCTAATCTAAAATATGTTCTACCTTCTTCTACTTCAGTATATGGTTTACCCAACATAACTTCTTCAAAAGTTTGTGCTTGAACTCGACCTGTACAGTAAGATTCAAGTATAGATACAAACTGACCCTTGTATGTTAATTCTTCGGGAACTTGTATCTCATTGCACTTTTCCATCAAATCATTAACTGTTGATTCCCAATCTGCATCTTTTAATTTAGGAGGCATAACTTTTAATTGTTCCATACATGCTCGCTGAAACAAACGAGGTGCTTGTAATTCTTCTGTGGTTATCTCTAATCTCTGACCACCTATATCTACAAACCACAATCTTGGCTCGGATAAAATAACAGACAAGCCACTTATTGTTGGCATCGATGTAGCACCTATACCTAATTTCATAGTTCGACATACACTCTGATTGCAGTGTGAAGACATAGGCTCTTCTTTGCAAAGATACTGATATTCTTTTTTCTCTAATGTATTTTGAATGGCTACAACTTCTGATGCAGATAATGGCGGATTAAAATCTTTCATGTTGTGTTCTTCAAGTTTTGTTTTCCAATTACTAGGATCAAGTCTTTGTAAAAACACACCTAAATGAAATGCAGTTCTGTTTCTTTCGCCCTCAAACACTCCTATTGCTAGTTTTGTTCTAAGACAAGGTATATAATTAGGTAACAAGTCAACAGGTCCGCCTATCGGTAATTTTAAAAAATCTTTGGGACTCGTTTTGACTTTGTGTATTTGCTTGATGAACTCCGAGAGTGATGCCTCGATATAGCTTGTTCTTTTTTTGAGGATTGCATAACGGAGTGTTTGATCCGAGTCAAAATATGGCAGATTAATGAAGTTACCCACATCCCCCCGCTCGACAAGAATCTGTTCCTGCTTCGGGAATATTTCGCACCGACCATGCCCAAGAGCAGAAGATATTTCAGCAGCCTTGTCCCTAAAGTCCCCAGCATTCATCCATTCCTTAAAAAAGAAAAAAATATGTGCACCACCCGATTTACTACGGCACACGATACATGGTACTTTGAGTTCTGCTAGTTTATCAACTAATTTATTGTGATCTAATGGATACTGATCTATATCCAATGCACCAAACTTGCACTTATTTTCTTCGTTTATTGGGATCGCACCAACACCTTTTTTGCCGTTGATGTGCCCTTCTATCAATTCCAAAGTAAGAGGATTTCTTACTATAAATGATTTTGCTTTCTGTTTTCCTGCCGTACGTTCTTGAGACACTTCTGTCTGCCCATGAGCCGTACTAAACCCACTAAATGCTTCTAATAATTCTTCTGCTAAATTCACTCTTCACTCCAAAAAAAAAGAGCCGTGGCTTGGAGGACCAGCCACGACTTTCATTCAATTAAAACGGTATTTCATCATCCTTCTGTGCACTCTGCATTTCATCAGCAGGTGCAGAAGCCGTTTTAATCTCCCCTTTTCTGAAGCTTTGATACATAGTTCTAGCCTCTAACATCATCGCTTCTATTTCTTTCGTGATGTCATAGACTCGTTCAACCTTGTAGTTATACCAACTACCTTGGTCATTACTTTCTGCTATGGTTTGAATATTCCAAGCAGTTCCATACAATGGCATTGGCTTACCCGAAGGTAATCTGATACCATTCTTTAATGTATTCCATCTACGAGACACTTTTAGTTGTGTCTTTTTCATATCAAGAATAGCAGGAGCACCTAGCTTGGTTTCATTATCCATAGCCATAACAACATGTTGATGAGTTCTAACCAACTCATTACCCGAAGGCAAAATTTCGGCTGCACCATCTCTTGTTGCTAATGTTATGTCCTTATCGTTAAATGCTAGTTCTTTTATAAAACCACCACCTGTAGATCTTAAAGCAAACTCCAAGAACTTTTTCTCAAAGAAACAAGGAACTACAGTAATACCTTCTTCTGCCTTGTACACTTGTTGTGATACAGTATTAAATATATCGCCTTGTTCAGCACCTTTGATATACAAACTATCTTGTTTGTTCAACTGTGGAGACAAAGCTTGCAAGATCCTTATAAAAGGTATCTGCATGTCCTCTGTTGTAAAGTTCTCAAGTCCTGCTCCTGCCTCTTCCTCTAATAAAGATGAAAGATCAGAAACTGCTACATCTGTAGCTTTCTTTGACGCAACGGCACTTTTCATTATTTTGCTCCCCTTATTTTTGCACGGTTACCAACATAAACACCAAACAGATCAAAGTCTATCGTATCGCCTTTTTCTATTCGGTTCTTCGCCCAAGTCCTCAGTGTCATTGGGTGGATATGTGTCTTTTGTGCAGGTTCTAATCCCTTGTTGCGTAAATCATCAACCACGGATCCTGCTACATTATCTTGACCCATACCAAATCCGACAACAACTTCATTCTTAATTATATCGCCTTCGCCAATAGAACGAATGAAACTAAATGCTTCTTCCCTTCTATCGTCAGGAATTCTAGCCGATACATATTTATCTATGGAAACTTTGTTGCCATCAACAGTTAAACTTTCAACACCTAGTTGATCCATTAATGATGGAATGTCTTCCTCATCAACAGTTCTTTTTCTTTGTTGTAAGTCTTTTAGATGTTTTTCAGCAAGCTCGACCTCTTTACCAAGATCGATTGATTGCCTAATTAATGAAGAGAGTTTTGTAGTCTCTCCTTCGCTAACTTTATTAAATGCTTGAGGGTCAGCTGCCTCTTCTTCGAATAGTGAAAACACATCACTCATCGTTCTCTCCTTCTACGTTAAAGTTTATACCCTTCGGTATTGAATCTGAAGTTTAAACTTCAGGCTTATCTTTGTCAACTTTTTCTTTGTAAAGTCCCATGAATGCTTCTTCATGATCAGGGGAATTTTTAAGATTTGCTGAAAAGAATACATATTCTCTTTTAGCTAGGTTTGTTATTTCTCCACCTATAGATCTGTCATTACCTTCTGACATTTTTTTTAACATGTCCCAAGTTTTAATTGGCACTGCCACTGATTTCCACTTGTCTGGATCCATTTAATTCTCCTTTTTCTTATTTTACCCTATAATTTTCCATAATGTCAAATAATATCTTATTTATTTTTTAGGTGAAACTTTCAACCATTTTCTAGCCTCCTCTCCCAATGTCTTTCCTGCCAATGTAATTTTTGATTGTAAAACTTTTACTATATGAATATCGATACTATCAGGAACAACCAAATCAACATACAACACATTGTTCTTTTGTCCGATCCTATGACATCTGTCCTCTGATTGTATCCTAGTTTCAAGATTAAAATCATTAGAATAATAAATTACATTTGTGGCTGCAGTAAGTGTCAAACCTCTTCCCGCAGTTTGTGCATTACCAACAAAGAATCTTGTACCCTCGTCATTCTGAAACCTATTTATGGCTTTGTCTCTATCTTCTTGTGAGGTGTCGCCATAATAAGTAACCACGGTTCCCGATCCATAGTCTTTCTCCAAAGCTTTTCTAATCTTCCTGATGTCATGACGAAACCTAGACCATATGATAACTTTACCATCCATCTCCTTTATTGTATCAAGCATGGCATCTATTCTGTGGTTTGCTATCTCAACAGTTTCTCCATCATCTGTTACAAGATACCCACATAAAAGTTGTTGTAATCTAAGTAACCGAGTCATGACCTCGGGTGCAGTAACCATGTCGCCACTTTCAAGAAATGCCACGGCTACATTTTTCATACTATTGTAATGTTTAATTTGATCTGATGTTAAATTAACTTGTCTTGTTGTATATATCTTTTCTGGTAGATCCAAAGCTTGTTCTTTCGTAACCCTGTAAGAAAAGTTATATAGTTTGTCTGTTAGTTCTTCTAAATTTCTAAAACCAACTATCTGTTGAAAACTGTGATTGCCTATCCTGGTTTGCCTAATTATGGCATACCGACCTTGGAAAGACCAATAGCTATCAAATCCTAACAATTCCTTGTCCAAAAAATAACATTGTGAATATAAATCCATAGGAGATTGTGTGATAGGAGAACCTGTAAGTATTCTTCTATAGTTAGCTGATTGTCCTAGTTTTAAAATTTCTTTTGTTCTTTTGGCTTTGATGTTTTTTATTGTTGTAGATTCATCAACTGCCAATAGAAAATTACTTCGATGAATAAATGCCTCTAAATATCTTTTAACTTTTGCCGTAGCAAAGGCTTCAACATTCACTAGTAGTATTCTTAATTTATCTCTAGTCCTAACACTCTCTTCTAATACAATTTTTTCGGTTTTGTTTGCTCCTGACTTCCATACATATACATTGTTTGGCACATCGTCAGGTAAATGGGTTGGGATCTCCGAGTTTTTCCAATTCATATACACACCTTTCGGTGCAATAATTATGGCAGTATCTATGTGTTTGTTTTCGTATAGCCAAGTTATGTTATCAATCAAAACTTTTGACTTACCACAACCCATCTCCATAAAATAAGCATAATTTTTTCTGTTAAAACTTTTAAGTAGAGCTTCTTCTTGATGCTCGTATGGTTTTGTTTTGTATTTGAATGACATTACTCGTCCTCCTCAAAACCATGCAGAAGTGTAATCTTTGCAGATTCAAGATGCCAAAGAATTTCGGCAGGATCTTTTATTGTTGTAATCATCTGAATTAAACTGTCGTTTTTGTGCGTTCCAAGAATAATAATTTTTTCAAATTGATCCGCAGCCAACTCACATACTTTAGGAACAGGCTTTTCTGTTCTCTTCATTCTATGTGGAAATGGTATAATATTACTCATTCTTATCTTTCTCCCTTTTAATTATATCTACGTCTCCTCTGTACTTCATCTCTGTGTACTTAGACGCAAGTCTCCTAGCTTCTTTTGCCTCTTTATCCATACCAACAGATGAATACATCACTGCATCGTCTTCAAGTTTTTTTATGATTCTGTCTATGGGTCTCATAATCTTTTTCCTCAACTATATTGTAATCACAATCAATAAACTTATAGCCAAGATTATTCCACAATCTTCTTTCTTCTTTTTTCAAAGCTCTGCTTATCGCTTGTTTCTCTGTTGTTGCCTCAACTTTTATAACTCTTCTTACATTCGTAAAGATCTCTATGTAATACGAGTCTGCATTATTATAATTCATGTGTTGCGTGTCGTATTTCTTTTTAGTTGCTTTTTTTAACATTTTAACTGTGCTTGGTTTCATTTCATCTCCTATTATTAAGTGGTGGATTTTCGTAGATTTTGCCTTGTTATCATTACGGCATTCGGCATTTCCCTTGTTAGATATGGAATAAACGGGGTAAAAATATATATAAAAACCCCCTCTGTGGGCATATTCTAACAAGACATCTACGACATTGAAGACACGATATTCCACCATCGCACTGAAAGGAGGCAATGCCGACCACAATTCTATAAACTTTTTTCTATTGCATTCGCTATTATCATGGCATTTTGAGGAACTATTGCATTGCCTAGTCCTTTAATTCTGTCCACCCTTTTGGGTAACCCATCAACCACTCTGTCCACACTGGGTTCAACTTTCCAGATGGTTTGTGGGGGTCTTTCACTTTGGCACACAGATATGACCGATTGTCCATGTGGATCTGACTCTTGCTCCCAACTGCTCCACAATCCTTGTACTCGCTCGCTCGAGGTGTCGGAAAAGTTTCCATGTGATTCACGGCATCCCTCAACTTTACTCCCCACCGAACTCCGTCCTTGTTCTTCCTCGAGAATCTTCCGTTGTTGATCTCCACATTGCTCGCCATTCCCCCCTCTACGTCCGAGGCTCTCGGAGTCGGATACAGTTTTATCGTGTTTGGATCTACTTGCTCCCTTAGATTGCTTGGTCGCTTTCTTCCCTTTCTGTGTCCGTTCTGTAGTTTCTTCGTTGCCTCCTCCGATCTCGGTGGAAGATGATCCATCGTGTTCGGTGTCGCCCATGTATTTCCCAACGATCCAAACTCTGTCCCTTTTGTGCAATGCTCCGATTGCACTAGACGGAAACACAAACGTCCTCGTTGCGTAACCAATGCTTTCCATTTGAAAGAGAACCTCGTCAAGTCCCATTGAGAAGTGTCCATAAACATTTTCGTAAACTGTCCAAGAGGGTCTGACTTGTTCAACAATTCTTTGGATGTACGGATAGATGTGGCGAGGATCTTCTTCGCCTCCCCTACGACCTGCAACTGAAAATGGTTGGCATGGATATCCACTTGTGAGGATGAATGGTCTTCTTCGAATAAATCTTTTTGGGTCATTTGCTACCTCCTTAACGTCATTTGCTATTGGTACTTTCGGAAAATTCTTGGCTATTACTTTTCTACACCACTCTTCAGTATCACAGAAAAGTTTGGGAGTAGTATTTAAACTACTCCACGAGAAACCTAAAGCAAAGCCACCGATCCCCGAACAAAGGTCAATGTGATCTCGGTTCATTTAGTCCCCCATATTTCTATCTTGAATGCCTGACGTAGATATTCTCTTAATTCTACCTATGTCTTTATCTTTGTCAGCATCAGGGTGGTCTTCAAATCTCTCGTCCATCCCCAACTCTTTCGGAGTTTTTTTGGCATTCTCTTTCCAAAGTTCTCTTTGTAGATCAACTATAGAGTTCCTATATCGATACCCTTTTGATCTGCCTTTTATTTTACTGTAGCTTGTTGTCATTAAACTTTCTCCACTTCTACTACAAATTCTTCAAGAGTTTTACAACTTTCCTCTTCTCCGTCTTTATAGTTTTCTTTAGCCTCTTCTTCTGAATTAGCATGAACAAGGTATTGCTTTGCTATGCTTTCACTAACTAATACTGTATATGTTTTCATAGTTCTGCCTCAAAATTACAATAACCCTCTTTGTCGATACAATTATCTATTTGTTTACCTAAGTCATATCGTGCATACCATTCTAGGTAATACTTAACACCTTGTTCAGTATGCCTATGAGGGTGTTCTTTTTTATCTAAGAACTTAATTAACATATCCTCATTATAGCCGTCTTTTCCGTCTGTTTCAAAAAACTCATCTAAAAGTTTTTTGTACTTGCCTAATGTATCTTCGCAGTTCTTAACTCCCTCCTTAACTTTGGAATGATCTTCTTTTCCAAACCCATAGTTAAGATGTGTTGCATAACCCTCTACTCCAAAAAAGTCTGCATCTGTCGAACTCTGTACGGCAAACCAAAACTTGCCCTCAATATCTCCGTGATAATATCTACCCATTATTTTTCCTCCTTATATAAATTTCCAAGAACTTCCATTTGCATATCTGTTATTCTCTGTGGAAGAACAACATTCTTGTTACATGAATCACAACATCTGCCGTCTGCTATCGGTTGGGCATTGTGTCCCTGATCCCAATACATGATACCATCATCAGTATATTGCTCTTCAATTTCGTTTTTACAGATTATACATTGCATCTAATCCTCCTTTACTAAAAACCTAGACATAATGTCTTCCATTGCATCTGTTAACATTTCAAATTCCTCTTGATATTCCTCGAGAATATTTCCATCTTCATCATAACGATTATCAAGACTTCCATAATCAAAACAAGAACTAGCAAGTTCAGAATACATCTCAACCCACATGGGTGTTGATATTGTTACTTTTTCCATTATTTTCTCGTCCTCCTTTTATATTCATGATCCTCGGCACGATTCCAAACTTCACTAAATCGTTTGAGCCATTTCATCTGATCGTTGGAAACTTTTTTCTTACCATACGAACCATCAAATATTAAATCATCTGCACTAGGTAGTGGAGAAATGCCATTGACATCTCCCCATGTGTTGTAGATCTCAACTAACTTATCTATCCTATTCATTATGCACATTCCTTGAATAATTTAAGGGCATCATCAAAAGGTAGAAAGTTTAAACACTTGTCGTTTGGGTGGTTCTTCTCAAAGAAATGTTTGAATGCCGTGTCTGTATCATTGGCTCTTTTCTTGTATCCCATAAGTTGACCCTTTTCTACGAAAAGATATTGCTTTTTTAGATCTTGTTTGAGTTTCTTTGTATCTAACCAATCATACAAAACCTTATGACAATAGTGTTCTAAATCAATGTCATAGGTGCAAGTTTCTTCTTTGCCACCTGACATAAACTTGAAACTTTCTTGACCAAAAGTTTTGACACACCATTCATTTGCTTTCTGAACAATGCCACCTCTTCCATCTCCAAAGTCAGGGTATGAATGTTGATAGTCCATGCCACCTCGACCATCATTGCTAATCTCAATGGCTTTCTTACCATTGATATATACTGTTGCATTGTAACAAGGTGTTTCTTCTGAACCCCTCGCATAGTGAGATATGTTCTTAACTTCTAAAGTTTTAATTTCCATTTTCACTCTCCTTTTTAGTTATTGTGTATTCATGTATTTCTAAATATTCTTTAAACATATCTAACAAAGCAAGTCTGTTAGTGCGACTAGGATATCCATGACCATTTGGATCTCCAAATAATAATGTACCTTTTATGTCTTTACCTAACTCAATTAACCTATCTAGTTCTTTGTCATTTAAAACATTACTCATGTTGATTCTCCGTAATATTTATCTATCAATTGGTAAACTCTGTTTCTGAAAGCATGATAATTGTTTCTTTCTTCATCATCATTCCAATCAATCTTATAACCAACATCTTCCAATAAACTAGGAAGATTTGTATCTAATTTTATGAACTGATTGTCATCCATCGTTTTCCTCCAATCTTTTATTGTGGTTGTCGTTGTTCTCTTTTAACTCATCAATAAATTCTTCAAGTTCCCATGTAGGTATGGACAAGATATGCTTGTTAGCATCTGCACTGTACATTGTTTCTCCTACACATACGATCTCTTGTAATCTTCCAATTACATAATCAACGTCTACTCGTAACTTGGTCTTTGGTTCAAGGTACATGGACTTTAGTTTGTTATTTAATTCTTCAATCATAATATCTCCATTTTAAAATTAATACTTCGTATAAGAATTCTACCATAGAATCCCATATATGGTCAACTAAAAAGATTTATACATAGTGTTCTCCCCATATTTTTTTAAAATTATTTTTTTTTGAAAAATAGGTGTAGAAAGTGTAGAAAGTGTAGAAAGGGTGTTCAAACCCTTATCAGCTATAGGGGTAGTGGTTACACTTTGGTTACAGTTTCTACACTTATAGTGTGTCATAAATGAAGTCAGGACATTTTTTTCTGTTTTTATATTGAAAAAATATGGTGAAAACCCTATAGTTTTTTTGTTATGCCAAAAGAAAAGTTTCTTACTAATAGACAAAAAGAGTTCTGCAAACTTATTTGCGAGGGTATTTATAGCAATGGCGAGTGTGCTAGGAGAGCAGGATATTCTCATTCTCAAGCACATAAAACTGCTAGTCTGCTTTTGAATGGTAAAGATTTTCCACTTGTAACTGAACATTTAAAAGAACTCCGAGAAGAAAGAGAAAGAAAATATGGAGTAACTCTTATTGGTCAACTTAAAAGACTTCATGAACTTAGTAGGGGGGCAGAAGATCAAGGACAATTTAGCTCTGCTATTAATGCCGAAAAAATTAGATCTGCACTCGGAGGTCTGACTATTGATAGGCGAGAAACTACCCACCATATCGACCAACTTAGCCGTGATGAAATAGTAGCAAGACTTGCTGAAATTAGGAAACAATACCCATCTGCATTTATCGAGGGCAATTATAAAGTTGTCGGAGATAGTGAGGGGAGGGACTCTATCTCCGACTTCAGCGAAAATACTAATTCCTGATTTAGCATTACACCTTTTTTGTTTAACATTAATCATTAATATTAGTCAACTCGTCATGATCTATTAATTGTTCTGCGACATAACCAACCCAGTATTTCCCATACAATCGATCAACAGAAATTAATATTTCTTCGATTGTCTTTTCGTCAATTATGCTATTTACATAATCGTCAATTTCCATCATGTGGTTTTTTAGTTTACCCATAATTAAATCTCCAACTTTCTTTTAACTTCTTTAACTTCTTTTTTAGTTAATATATTAAAATTATAATCGTATTCTTCCCATTCTTTAGAAAAAGCATCGAAAAAATATAAAGTATTATCCACAGATTTAAACGTTCCGATTAACTCAGTATATGGGTCTTGTTGCCATGCATTATCTATGTTTCTTGTAACATGAATACAATTTTGAATATTTAGTTTACCCATTGTTCATACCTCCTAAGAAAAAATCTTTTGGATCATCTCTTAAAGTTCCATCAGCTTTGGTTAATCCGACACAATGCGAATTGGATGAACATTTAATTAGATATTGACCTATCTTATCTTTTATCACTTGATAGTTATTGTTTTTCCAATAAACAGTAAATCCATTATAAATTGCAGTTTCAATATCACTTAAAGATAAACCATTTCTATAATGATTATCTGCATCATAAAAATGAAATTTCTTTGCGAGGTCTAATATCTTTTCCATATCTTCCTCTTGCATTCCGTGATGCTCTGCAAATTTACCAACTGTTAAATAGTTGTTGTACCAATCAAGATATAGTTCTTTTAGTTCTGTTCTAAATGTTTTCATTATAACCACTCCGTTTTAGTTCTGTTAAAAATATCTTTTATAAAAGTTTCTGTTTCGTTGTATTCGTCAATTAAAATATCGGTTACTGCATCAACCCCTTTTAAACTCGAAGTCGGAACCTCGAGTTTATAGTTTTTGGAATAGTTGATATGATTAAAACCAATATCTTTTAAGTAATTATCAAGCTCTAAATAATTCATTATTCATTGCTCCAATTCAAATTTTTTAAAACATAAGTTCCGTTAGCTATCTTTTTTTCAGTTTCTTTTTTAGTTTCATTCAAAAAGATATTTCTATACTTACCTGTAGTTACTGAGTAATCCCAATATTTTTGGTCAAGATAAATTGGGTTTCTTCCCATAGTCTTATTACCAATTTTTACGATTATACTATCGTATGATTGAAAATATACGTTTTCGTAATCATCCCATATTATAAATTGATTAGCAATTTTATTGCCCTTGTTACTTGTCATGTTTTCTACTTTCATATAACATTCTCCATTATGTTAAGTTTATATTATAGTTTATCCTAGTTTTTCCCATACGATATGTCAAGAGAAAAACAACTAGCGAATGAAATAAAAAAGGCACTTCCGAAAAATTCTTTTTTCCAAAAAATAGAAAATAGAGTAGCTAGTGGTTTTCCTGATTTATTCATTCTATTAAATGGTATTCCATTATTTATAGAGTTAAAATCCCCAATAAAAGGAAATACCATAAAATGCGAAAAGTCCCAAATTGCTTGGCATTTAAAATATAATTCTTGTAAAGGTGTTTCTTTTTTCTTGCTCCGAGTACCCTTGACCAACGATCTAATTTTATTTGATGGGGGCATTGTTGCTCGATCCATTGCCCAAGATTGCGAATTTCCGAAGTCTGCGACCCTTTGTAGTCGGAAAAATATTCTTGAAACATTGACCATTGCGACCTCTTACCAAACTGCGATTTACGAAGAGCAGATTATGAAACAAAAAAAGGCAGATCCTAGCTAGGATCTACACATTAGGGTTTATTTTTATTTGCTCATTGCCTAGTTTTTTAGATCCACAATAATAACATTCGGTGAATGTTTCTTCGTAATCTCTTGTTATTAATGTTTCTTCGCAATCTAAACAATTTACTTCTTTTGTATTATAAGTTTTAAGATTGTTTTCTATACTACTATATTTAAACCAATTCATTTTACACCTCTATTAATTGTTAATGGTTCGTGGATATTGTTTCATGGATCGTGGATCGTGTCGACCTGGTTTTGGCTGCAGATGACCGTAGGGGTGGGACTGCACTTCGGGGTGGAGTACGGTCACACGAAGTGTGGCTGGACATTTCTGTCCAGCCTCCCCAACCAACTAGGAATCTTGTGGTGGTTCTGTGTATCCCTCGACATAAACATGGTCTTCTTCGAGGTGTGAAACGTAATCATTGAAGCCAACTCTGTACATTATTGGATCAACACTTTTTAGAACATGAGAGTATTCTCTTATTACTCCGCCAATGTTAACACCTTCATGATCGTCTAGCATCTCGTTATACATTTCATGAGCTTCATGTTCGGAGATCGTTCTGCCGATGAACTGGCTTGGATCTTCCTCGAAGGCTTCAATGAAGCCTTCGGTGAAAAGTGGAGTTTTACCCATTAGCAGTTTCCTCCTTGTCTGCTAGTGCCTTTTTCAAATCTTCAATCTCTTTCTTGAGGTTGTCGATATGAGTTTGATACACTATGGTTTTATTTGATGGATCATCTTTGACGATCAGGTTAGCTAGTCGCATAAGTATCTGATCAGTGTCAATAGCATTTGAGTCCATCTGACTTTCTAAAGAGTCAACTCTACTCTGCATGTCTTGAAAGTCATAGTTGTTATTTAGTGCGTTGTCTACTGCATCTTCAACAACAGTACTATCTTGGATTACTTCACCGATTAAGTCGGTGATTTCTTGCTCAACATTTGACATTACTGCCTCCTTTTTGTTGGTTAAGTTATATTATAAATATACACCACTACGACTTTTATACAAAGTCAAATAGGCTACCGATGAC